GCCTCGAATGCGCTGCCGGGATTGCAATAAAGTTTCAACGCTTCTGGAACGTTTTTATACGTGCGTTCACGCAAACACCGGCTAATTGTCTCAAAGCCTTCTTGGCCGTAAAAATACACTCCTAGGTTGTATGCAAAACTGATCAGCGCTGACTGCTGATGTTCTTTCATTGCTGACCAGTAAGGAACAGATCCAGCCAATGCCGCAACGATCCCATCAATCGTTTTTTGAAAAAGCGCATCCCCGTCTGCTTGACTGATTCTGTCGCCAGGAACTACCGGCGAGCCGTCAGTTTTTGCCGTGTTACCCCATCCAATCGTCCACACCCCAGCCGGGCAGAGATATGCGTCATGGTGAAACGATTCGAAGTGCTTTGTAAGCTCAATTGCAGATTGATAATCACGCTGTTTCCCTGATTGGCTCCATGTTGCGAACCACGGCCGATTACGCCGCATTGCTATGTCATAACCATTCTCTTCAATGTCTTTTTCAAGTTCTTGAATTGCAGCCGCTTGGTGCGGTAACCCTTTGTAATAACGAAATAATTGCTCAAATGTAATCCTTTTATTATTCATCTCCGATCCTTAGCCCTACCAACATTCAATGCCATAACTTCTAACCATGGATAAATTCGAGCTAAAAATTTGTCATCTTGCTTTGTAGGAGTTAATGCACAAATCAGCGATGCGGTTGCGTGCAAACTCAACGTAATTTCTAGTAAATGAATAATGCGAGTCATCTCAAATCCTGGGCTGTAATGGCTTCAGTCTAGGGTTTGAGCTTTCTAATGCTCGCGTGATTCAAGAGCTGTGATCCTGTTGCCTTGCTCGTTCAAAAGCTTATAGATGCCAGCACGGTCGGCCTTCATGTCTTGATGTAGTGAGTCCAGCCGCTCGCCAATCGACTCAACAGCAACCGTCAATCTGACCGCTTCCTCTCTGTTATCCCGGCTGCGGCTGCTCAGCCCTGAAGCAGTGACGCCTGCAATACCTATGACTGCTCCAACAGCTGCCGCGACGATTTCAATCAAGGCCCTGCAACCGCTTCAAGACTATGGTAGCGGGTCCGGCCTGCCTGCAACAATCGCGCACGCACGCCGGTAAAACATGCAGTCAGTTTTGCCTGCCTTTTCAAGAGCTTGTTTCACTCGCTGCCAGTTTTCAATGGTGCGTTGATCCATGCCCATCAAAAAATAAATGTGAATCGGCAATTATTAGCGCCACCGTTCACAGTGATAAATGGATCACCGTCCACGGGTCGCACAATATAGACAGAATCTCCTGCTGCTTCTGTTTGAATTGTTGTTTCAGCGGTCGTAATAGTCGTAGCATTTACCGCATTGACGGTATAGGTTGCATCATTTGAAGTGCTCCCGCTGACTGTGATTCGATCTCCTACGGTGTAAAGAGTCGAGAAATTGACAGAGCCAGCCGTGGTAATAGTGTTATTTGCAGTGAAACTGATGTCGGTTCCTCTGGCGTTAGTTACACTTTCCCCAAAAGTTACCCAATCGGCAACACCAGTTTCTGATATTTTTGTGAAAGTAGGGGCTGCCAAATTGGTCGGAGTAAAGCTCACCATGTAAACAACATTGTCAGAGTCAGAGGTGTTGCGACCACGACTACATAACACGAGCGCACATAAGCCATTATTTCCGCCTTTGACAGAAATTGCTGTTGTTGTTGTCTGAGATGCAGCCGAGGTTATGTATTGAAAGCGGCCTCCGCTGGCCATTGCAATACTGGTTCCCCGTAAAGTTGCATTCCCTGTGACTTCTAAAGTGCCGTCAATAAATAAATTTTCGCGCTCAACATAAGTCTGCTTAGTGCTCACATTATCTTGCGTAAGTCTTGGCAATATGGGCGAGTTATATTCATCAGTAACATCAGCTAAATGAGAGCGTTGCAAATCTAAAACAGATCCGACTCCTTTTACTGCATAAGGTGTTCGTGAATAAGCTTCAAAAAAAACTGGGGACACTTTCCCCGTCCGAACCCGTGTCAAATAGGGATCTCTATAATCTGCCGTCTTTTCGTTAGTTCGGACAATTGATATGTCATTTCCTGCTGCTTCTGTATTAATTGTGGTTTGTGTAGTTGTAATCGTCGTAGCGTTTACCGTGCTGACTGTATAAGTGCCATCGTTCAGAATGCTTCCGCTGACGATAATTGTGTCTGCAGGCTCGTAAAAATCTGTAAAAGTGACAGAACCGGCTGTTGTAATAGTGTTGTTAGACGTGAAGCTGATGTCAGTTCCTCTAGCGTTAATCTTTCCACCGACCGGCCCTTGATCTCTGCTTGGGTCGTTTGTGTACCCAATCGTTTCAGCGTACACAATGCCGTCATTATTCCAACTGTTCCCGGCTTCAATCTGCACACACGCACGTAGCAGTTTTGCTCCACTGATTTGACCAATATGGTTGGAGTTATTTGGCCTTGAGTAGCGACTCATGACATATAAAGCGCGGCCACACAGACCCTGGAATGGATAACGAGCATTGACTCCGTTGGTATCTATTTGCGACTGAGGCACTAAAGCGTAACGAGCGCAATAAGTATCAAACCATTCATCGAATTGACGGTATGATCCTCCATCTTTCACCCCAGTTAGGCACGCAATATTGAGGTTAGTAAACGTACATTTATCGGTTAAACCTCCCTCGTCAATGATAGTTGTAGGGTCTATGCCACTTGAACCAACTGCACACATTCCGCCAGATGCGACTAATGTCATCGCACTAGCGCTATGAAGGCCATTATAGGCGTTTCTTTCTTGATGTCGATGGTAAATACCAATTCCAACATTTGCAAAAAACAGGCTAGTAAATTCAGATTGAATTACATTCGTGTTTAAGTTGCCAATGGCAAAGCTAAAATTTTCAAAATTTAAGTTTTCGAACCCTAGCTTACTAATCACGGTTCCGTCCATATTTGCAGAGTTAGGGTTAATCATCACTGCAAAAGGTTCTGCCAACAAGTCGGCTGCAGCTAGAACAGTATCGCTTGCTTCATAGCTCCAACTACCTTTTAATATGCTGGTCTCTCCAACACCTTCCAGCCTAATGTTTGCGCTAGGTATCTTCAAGCAATAAGCCTGAGTGTCCCCTGTATTGCCTCCAGTGGTTCCGTTCTTGATTAAGGTTGTACTACCGATTGATGAAGATAGTTTGTAAGTACCTGCGGGGATAAAAACAGTGCCGCCATTTTGAGCGGCAACAGCATCAATGGCCGCTTGAATAGCAGCAGTATCATTAGCTATACCGTTTCCTATAGCCCCAAAATCCTTAACGCTGACTACATCACTTAATTTTGATGCAATCGTGCGCGGCACTGCCCCAGTGCCAACTTGAGTAAACTTACTTTTAAAAACTTGCACCGCTCCGGCGGTATCTTTTGTAAACAAATCGGCGTCAGCCGAGTTGATTGCGATCTCACCTACGTCAATATCACTAGCAGCCGGGGGCGTGCTGGCTGCAGTGCCATGTTTATGTGTGATTTTGAGCGTCATGACAATACAGTGCCTTAGACCAATTCTACTTCGAAGCTATGACCATGTTGAAATGGCTGCACGCTTCCAGGTATTGGCAGAAATGCAAACGTAGATGTAGTTTGCGTCCCAAGAGATTTGGCCAGCCGTGCCCGAGGCAGATGCTGATGCGGGTGTGCTTGAGGTAGAAATCCGAAATGTCCCTGGAATAACAACATCACTCGTCCATTCGACGCCAGTACCAGCCGAATCAGTTTGAAGCAATTGATATGCCGCACCATCCTGCAGCTTGGAAACTGGCAGCTCAATGATGGTTGCGGCCCCAGTATTGGCCACATTAACATCACCGTTGATAATGCCAACGATCCCCCCGACAGTAGTCCTTTTTGTTTGACTTGCGCTGCTGTCGGTAACTGGCACAAGGTCAGCAGCGTCAGGAGGAGCAAGAGCTGTTAACTCTGAAATCTTTACGTTTGCCATGCGCCAATTTTGCAGCCATTATCTAAGACCAGTCTAGCCCTCATACAGCTGCACCTCTCGCACCGTGATGAATCTCGCTGAACCAGTGATAACTTCTGCTACTCGAACGCTAACAGCGCTACTTGTAAGCATAATCTGAGCTTTGTAATATAAATCGCCAGGTTCTAGGTCATTGCTGTAACTATTGCGGCTCAAAATGTCACCGTCAATCATCCAAAATTGGGCCTCAGCTTCAGACTGTTCGCCTGTACTCAAGAGCAAGCGCAACAAATTGCTAGTGCCAATTCTTGCCAACGCTTGAGCTGACCAAACTGCAATTTCACTGCGTGGCGCGATATCTGCATTGTCATACGCTGCTACACCTGCATTTAAACTTGAATCAGTGTAATTCGGGCCATAGTTAGAAATGCTGCCAGCAGTTCCAACAATATCAGCATCAAGGTAAGTTATGTTTTGATCAACGTCAACAAAACAACGAGCATTTGCATATCGACTTTGATTGATGATTGCAGTGTTACGAGTTTCACTTGTGTCACGTTCAACTAAGAAATCAAAACTTCCACTGCCTTGTATCCGCCCTTTGACACTATCGGAAAAATTATCCCCAACTCCAGTAGTGTCAAGCACGTCTGAGCTTAAATTTAAGTCCCAACCCTGCAAACATGCTTCTAACTTCCATTCATTGACCAGTCGTAATTCAATCGGAGCGGCAGGGTCTAGCGTAAAAGCGGCTTGACTAATGTTTTCGCGGGCTGAGTCATTCGCGCCAGCCAATGCGCCAGCACGAGTGCGATAAAACGACAGACGGTTGAGCTCGTCAACATGTGCATAAAGCCGATTATGGTATGGCGTTGAGTCTTCATCCGTTGGTTGCACAGCAATAACATCACCGCTTTCTGTTATTAATCCATCGCTATGTTCAGTAGTCAGCCATCGGTATGGCTTCACCAACTTTGAGGAGTATGGCGTGTTGTAATCAACCAGTTCAGAATAAACTTCATCGCCTGCAGTATTCGCATAAGTTGGAATTAAAGGCGGATTAGCCAAATTTGCATTTGGCCAATTATCGACACTAGCAACTTCAACTAGGTCACCACTGCGAAAGCCTGTTGCTGTGAGTGAAATAATATTCTTGTCTTGATTTAGTGCAGTAATATCAACTGCAACGGGCGTAGGCGCGGAACGATTAAATACAATTTTGCCGAAAGTTCCTAGAACTGCCATTACGCCATGCTCCCTTTAGCTCATTCTAAGCTCTGCAGTTAGTTCAACCGTTACATTGAAGCGGCCTGGCGCAACGCTTTCGACTTGTGGCGATGATCCCTCGGCAAAGCACCATAGGAGCCCCGCCCCTGTTGCAGATGTGTCTAATAAACTTTGCAAAGCTGCATCTGCACCTGCAAATAGCTCTGTCGGCAGTGTCAAGCTATCAACTGAACCTTTCGCTGCGTTGTATGCGTTGAGGATTGCCGCTGTGTTGGTGTCGTTGATGTTTCCAAATGTCAGCCCAAGCTTGGCTTGACTGGGCCTGCTGCCCCAAAGCCTTCGTGTGATTACACCAGACTGCGCCGCCTGTGTTTTAGTCGGCCATGTTGGTGCAATAAAGCTTCTTGCTGTTGGCGTAATGCTGGGGAATGCCGTTGCCATGATTAGATGATGCTCCAATTACTAGCTGTATCAAAGCCATCAGCGACTTCTAAAACGCCGCTGCTATTGACTGGCATGTGCATGGCTTCAATTGTAAGCAGCCCGTCATTTCCTGACGTAATTCGTTCAATTTGATAAACCCGCAATTGCGTGCTTGAAGTTTTTACAGTGAATACCACGCCTGTGGGCGTTGCAGTTTTGCCGCCATTGCTGACCGTCAACGTCGCATCAGCCGGTGGCGTGCCCTCTGATCCATCCCATGCGACCACGTTGTAGGAGCCATCCGTTAATGTTTTCGTGCTCACCAATGCGCCTTCTGGCGTGACCGCGCCATTGTTAAATTCATCATATTCTGTTTCGTCCATTGCGACTTTGATGTAATCGCCGGGCGCAATGTTAGACATAACCCCCTCATGGGTAGTTGAAAAGTTTATAACGTGCTGAGGGATGCGCCGCATTCTGATAATAAATTTCGCTGCGTCAATTGCATGTTCCCTGCTGGTGCAATATGAACTCATGTCGATCTGTTCGATTGGGTCCGTAGCTGATCCGCTCGCTTCGCGAACCAGCACTTCACGAACCACCGGAAACAATCCAGGACTAGCCAAATCCGTAGTGGTCCGCTCTTCGCGGTAACGAACGCTGACCTGTATCGGGTCACGATCCTCCGGGTCAAAATATGAAAGCTTGAACGAACTTTCAGCGATGTTTCCCGCTGTAAATAGCGCAGCAATTGGGACAGCGGTGAACGATATTGCAGGACGTAAAAAATACTTTCCATCTGATTCGCCAAATTGCAGCAAATGCGTGGCAGCTAAATCTGCTGACCATTGCCTTACGTTGACAGGCTCGGAAACAGCCCCATCATAAAAATACTTTCGAGCCTGGCACCACTGCGCTGCAGCCGTAAACTCGGCGCTGTCGATCATGTAGTTTTTGACGAATGATCCCGCACCAAAGCGGTTATTAGTCATTAGGTCATACAAAATATCGGGAAAAAGATGTGTGGCACCCGATCCACCCAAAAGCTTGGTGCATTCACGACCTCCAGTCACATAGGCCGAAAATTGACTGAACTGCTGGAACTCAGCAGATGATCGAATATTGATGCCAGCCAGCGCAAGATTGTCGTACAACGGCGCTGCATTATTCGGTACGATTTCATTTATATAAACTATTTCATGTTCTGGACCGCTTGTAGCCGAGCATGAAATTTCAGAATAAACAAACGTTTCGGCAAGTTTTGCGTAGTCATCAATATAAGTGTTTGTATCAGTTTTAGGTAAACCTTTATAAACATGAAACCTATCGCTGCCTGTAGCAGTAAACGTAGTACCAACAGCAAAAGTAGTATTAGCAGGTAATGGCCCAGCGGCCACAAAAGTAAAGGCTGAATCTGAGTTAATATTGCCGCTCGATCTGGTCATTGTACCCGCTGTGCTTCCAAGGGTGCCAGCAAAAGACTCTCCAGCAAATAACGGTAAATTAACATCACCTTCGTCACTTGCAGTTATGTTCATAGAAATTGATGTCGCCGTTGTTTGGCCTAGCAAAATAGTAAAAGCCGTTGCAACATTGGCAGAATGTGCGGCATCGCTGCTATCAAGAGTCGTTTGAGACTTGTATCGGTATAAACTACTAATTGCTGCATCTGCTGTAGCTTCTTTTATGCCAAAAGTGGCTGCTGTCTGAGCTACGCTTTCACCTTTAAAAGCAACTGTGCAGCCGTTTTCACTTACAGTTGTCAACGTGTTTTTAGTGTCTAAAACGTACAATGTTGTTCCAGTATTGAGACTATTTCTTACTTCAAACCCTGTTAATGGCTCAAATTCAACTTGCCTAAGCTCGCTAGTCGTGAACTCAAACCTTAAAAAATTAAACATTGCTTGCTGAGACTCACTGCGGAATCCGTAGGTGTTGTTTAGATAAATCCAATCAGATGATCCGTACTGCTTCCACCTAATTCGGGCAAAGGAATAGCGTTCAAAAGGTGTCGTAATAGTGCCACTTTGATGAAATATGTTCAAAATATCCCCAGGGTCTTCGCTCGTAAATGCTTTGCAAAAGTCATTGTCCACGGTTTGATATTTCTTAGCTTCTTGAAAGTTGCATAAACCGTTTATTCGCGATCCCATTGCTGATTTAAAACCAACTTCAAACGCTTGGCACGGCCTTGATGTTGAAATACTGGCAGAAGCATATTTAAAAAGATGCCCTCCAGTAGTGCCAACCTCACGATTTGGCAAGTCATCAAGTGTGCCAGACTCAACAGATGTAACGTTGGTGAGGTAACTTGCCTTGTGTTCTTCAATTTGACCGCTGCGAACCACTTCAAATGTTGCGGTTATTGTTGTGCCTGGCGAAGCGTCGTAATCAGACACAAAAACATCATCAGTGCGGCCAGTACATACACCTAAAGCGCTCCCAATCTTATACAACTCACCAACAATTAAGCTATCATCCCAGCCTTTTTGCATTGATGCGACTGTTGACGAAATGTCTTTGGCTGTTGCGTCATCGTTTTCAGCATTAGGCTCATCATAATTGTTAAACGTAATGGTATTATGCGAAGCAGAAAATAGTTTATATGTCAAAGTTTGCCCAACTGTTGCTGTTCTTATCGCGCTGTCTCCAGATATGCTTTCGCTGTTAAGGCCGCTGAAAGTAGTAAATGGCGCTCTAAGCTTATCCCGTTGATTCATCTGCTGGCTGTCAGCCGGACAGCGAACCCTTACATCCCCGTCGTCATTTGCATTTTTTGATTGACTGCGAACACCTGGGCGCATAACGGGGTTGACTTTGTGCATCAAATTGTTTCCAATTGGTGCATAAACGCCAAATGTTGTTTGAGTGCTTGGCCTGCTGGATGAACAGAAATCCGTTCGGTTTGCTCCGTTCCAGTAGACCTGAAACACGTCCGAGCTGTTAGAACTCCCGTCATCGTTAGCATTTGACCGGCCAGCTATTCTGTCAGCTCCGGCAATTCGCCCTCCATCTTTACTGAGATAGATAGTTACTCGCGATGCGGATTCATTGGCGGTATTGCTGTCAAAAATGTAACCTTGCAGCGTGCTGTTGCCGATTGCAAAGTTATTCGGGTCAACGCTGCTAATCGTGCCTTCACTAAGTAAAAATACGGCGCGTATCATTTGGCCGCCGCCTAAACTAAGAATTTGGTTCCAAACCATTGGCATGTTGATGCGAATGCCGCCGTAATCTGTGCCAGATATAGTCTCTTTGCGTGCGTAAACAATAGGAATAATGCTTCCTAGTGTCGCAATATCTTGCTGAGAATCAAAACCATATCGTGGCGCAAATCGACTATTCCGAATGATTGTGCTGCCTTCTTCCTGCCGTTGAGTTGGCTGGCCCCTGTCACCTATTTTCGGGGTAGAAGGTTTTAACAGCAAAGAAACTGCAACTGAACCTAGGCCAATTACAAGGTTCACAATTGCTAACGTTGCGGCAGTAGTTGCACCTACTACTGCAGGCTGCGGCCCCTCCGCTGCATGTTTTCTGGCCTCAATCTGAAAATGGCGATATTGCGCCTCTGTGAGACCAAGAATTTCAGCAATGTAACGATCAGATGGCAGCATTATTTAAACCTCCGGTATTCCATTTTTCTGCACCGTTCCACCGGAATCCAGCAAACACCTTTTCGCCAATTCACATGTAAAAGCCCCCCATCTACGACAACGCCGATCCCGATATGCTGCGCGGCTCGAAACATTGTCACTGCGTGCTCTTCCGGCTTGCCTAAATCAATTGTAGCTTTTCGATAAAGCTTTGATAAAGATTCATAGTCACCACGTTCGGCCATGTCCAGCCATTCCGTATTTAATGCCGGATGCGGGACACCTGCAGCATCTAGAACGTGCCACGTCATGACCAAGCAGTCAGCGCCTTGGCCGTCATCAGGATCCGCTCGAAACTGATGGGGAAGCCCAATCCAGCGATGCCAAATCATCCGATCACTAACGCTCCACTGGTCGGCAATGCTCCGACCAATTCTGTGCTCAACGTCCGCCGAGGGATTTGAGCTTTTACTGCATCAAGAGGTGATGTCAATTGCAGGGTTATTGTGATTGTGTCCATTTCATACGATGCGATGCGCCATGTTTCTGTCGAAATCAGCGCCTCGTCTGTAAACGTCAGCGGGTCGAGGCTTACTGTTTTAATTTCTAAGATGTAGCGGTTTTGCACCGCCTCTGCAAATAAATTCACAGAAAGTGCATCAGTTCCAGCGGCTAAAGCAGCATTAGAGCGTTCACCGCCGCGAGCACCGCCGCCAGATGAAACCGCGAACGGCGCAAAATTGTAAGTCACACCGCTATAAATGCGAGTCTGATTAACGCTGAAATTTTGGTATGCCGTGCCGGTGTAAACATCAGCTTGTGTTTTGAAGCGAACGTAGTTGACAAATGCGTAGGCGCTCATCAGATACCAACCTTGCTGCGGGTTCTAGGGCTATTCTGTAGCGTTGTCAGCGTCATGGCTCTGCCGCGTTCGGCTGCCTGCGTCATGCCCTGGCGGTGCTGTTCTGCAGTTACGTATTCAACGCCATTTATTACTTGTGACTCAAAACGAACATTTAACGATTGAGATTGGGATGACTGATTGTTCAAATGTTGGCGTGTGTCGCTATTAGATAGCACCGTGCCGCTGCTTGAAGGGATCATTAGCTCTGGCCCCTCTTCGCCCACAATGTATGGCTGATTTGCGCTTACAGGCCCGCCGTCAGCTCTAAAGATCATTCCTAATAACCCGGTGCCAGCTTCGCCCCCAACGCCTGGCGCTCCAATCGCGCTTGTCACGGCTTTAAGTATCAATGCTTGGCCGATTGCGGCAAAGATGTCTGATGCCAGATTTTGGAACGCTTCGCCTAAGTTTTTGGTCCCCTGAACGGCACCAACAAGAGCGCCAGTGATGCCCGTGCTGAGCTGATTGCCTATACCACTGATGAAATCGGCATTGGATTGCATTTTTACTAACTCTTCATTAGCCTTCTTAAGCTTGCTTTCAATGTCAAATGCGGTTTGAAAATCAACGCCTTTATTCAACACAAGATCATCAACACGGGCGATAAATTCAGCCTCTTTATTACCAAAATTTTGAATTTGTTTTAGATCTTGTTGCCTATTGCCTAATGCGTCTTGGCTGTCTCCAGCGGCATTACTGACAATCTTGACAGCAAGCGCTGCTTGTTTTTCAAGCTCTGCTGTTTTGTCTTTTTCCAAAGCAAGTAATTTTGTCTCAGTATCAATCTCGACCCGCTGAGCTTCAGACCTGGCTTCGTCCATTTTTGCTTGCTTTATCTTCTCATCTGTAACCCCCTCAAGAGCAAGAGAAAGTTGCTGCCGAATACCAAGAATTTTCCGTTGACCTTGAAGAATTATTTGGTTAATTTTATCCCCTGCACGTATTGCATCAGCAATTTTTTTATCAAATGCAAGCAAATCTTGTTCATTAGCAGCGCTCATCTGAGCAACTTTTAATTGTTTTGCCGCCTTTTCAAGTGCTGCAAGTTGTT